CATCACTAGGCCAGATAGTACAGAAACAAACATACCCGGAGTTTATGCCGCGGGAGATGTGAAGGACAAAACTTACAGGCAGGCAGTCACAGCCGCAGGAATGGGTTGCATGGCCGCACTAGAGGCCGAGAAATATCTAGCCGCAAAGGAATCCTAATGAAGATACTAGGTATAAACTGCATGAACCATGATGCATCTATGAGTGTCGTAGATTACAGTTCAGGTATAGGTGAAGTGCTATGGGCCGCACATGCAGAACGTTATTCAAAAGTAAAAAATGATCATTACTTAAACTGGCACATAGTAAATGAAGCAATGACTTACGGTCCTTTTGACAAGGTCGTTTACTACGAGAAACCTTGGCTGAAGAAAACAAGACAACTGTACGCAGGACAATGGGCAGACGCTTTCAGTTATACAGAGATGCCTCAATGGCACCTGGATCACTTTAAAATCAAGATAGATGAGTATGTGAAACACCATGACTCACATGCCGCGGCAGGTTATTTCACATCACCTTTCAGAGAAGCAACGATTCTCACAGTGGACGCAATAGGAGAATGGGACACTGTGTCCATATCAACTGCTGATAAAGTTTGGATTGAGAGAAAAGAAACGATCAAGTATCCACACAGCATAGGAATACTCTACAGTGCGTTCACACATCGTTGTGGATTGAAACCCGCAGAAGAAGAATATATTTTGATGGGCATGGCCGCATACGGCGAACCCAAATACAAGGAAGACATATACAATGACTTCGTGCATCAGTCACCTTTCAAACTCAAGAAAAATTTACACAGGGGACTGAGTGAATGGCATCCGGAAGCAGATCCAATGGACCTTGCGGCCAGCATACAGGCAGTCACAGAAGAATGCCTTGCAGATCTGTGGCACAGGGCCAGCAAGTATGGATCACGTAATTTGGTATATGCCGGCGGAGTGGCACTCAACTGTGCGGCCAACAAGGTACTTGCAAACCTAGGATTGTTTGACAACATATGGATAATACCAAATCCGGGAGATGCAGGATCCAGTTTGGGTTGCATAGCGGCACACGAAAAATCATTCATCAACTGGAAGAGCCCGTTCCTGGGACACAACATCGAAGGTGAGTATCCTGTGGACGCAATAATTAAAGAATTGAAAGAAAACAAAATGGTGGGAGTTGCAAATGGTAAAGCAGAGTTCGGACCGAGAGCACTTGGTAATAGATCATTACTAGCAGACCCGCGGGGTGAGGAGATCAAGGATCTAGTAAATGGAATCAAGAAGAGACAGAAGTTCAGACCGTTCGCTCCAGCCATACTGGAAGAGGATGTAAACGACTATTTTGCCCTCCCTACAGGCGTCAAAAACACCCCTTATATGCAATACACAGCGGCGTACACGCATGGTAAAGACTGTCCTGCCATATTGCATCACGATGGCACATCTAGGGTGCAAACCGTGTCAAAAAGCGACAATGAAGGGTTTTACGAACTACTCAAAGCATGGAAGAAAGAGACAGGTTGTCCCATACTTTTGAATACTAGTTTGAACATCAAGGGCATGCCCATGGTAAATGACACCAAAGATGGTAAAGACTGGACACACAAATACAAGGTAAAAGTACTGTAATGAAAATTTTAGTAACAGGCGGAAAAGGTTTCATAGGTTCGAAGATTGTGGAGATGTTATCCAATGACGGGCACACGGTTACAGTTGTTGATAATCATGACACATATGGCATAATGACCAAACAGGAACTAGATAAACTCTACGAATGGCGAACCAGGAATTGGAAATCAGAAAACGTGTCAATGATACCAGGTGATATACTGGATAGGCTTGTTTGCTTGAAAGCATTTTCACACAATCCAGAAATAGTGATTCATTTAGCAACTTATCCCAGAGCAAAAATAGTCGACGAAGATCCTATTCTTGGAATCCCAAAAGTAATCAACACAACCACTAATTTATTGTGGCACTCGTCAAAATGGAATATTAAAAAATTTGTTTATATTAGTAGCAGTATGGTTTATGGAGATTTTGTAGATGGCACCAAAGAAGATGCAAATACAAAGCCAAAGAACATTTACGGTGAAGCAAAATTAACAGGCGAACGTATGGTTAAACTGTTTGCAAAGAGAGATGAGTTAAACTACAACATCATAAGACCAAGCGGCGTGTATGGACCTGGCGATATGCCTGATAGGGTAGTATCTAAATTTTTCGAGAAAGCAATGAGCAACAAAACAATTACATTACACAATGGTGAAAACAAAGTTGATTTTACGTACAGGCAAGATGCGGCAAGAGGTATAATACTAGCGGCTCTGTCATCTGTGGCCAACGTCAGTTTCAATATAACGGCCGGCAACGCCATAAGCCTGAGGACATTGGCAGAAAAAATTATAGATATCACAGGTAGTGATTCAGACATAGAGGACATCGGCAATCACAAACTGTATCCAATGCGTGGTACACTAGACATTAGTAGGGCAAAAGACTTGCTGGAGTATGAACCACAGTTTACACTAGATCAAGGACTAAAAAGTTATTATGACTGGCTACAAAATTAAATTTAATGGTGTTGACAGGCTCTACAAGGATTACAGTTGGAGACTTTCAAGAAGAGCCAAAGCAGTATGGGAGTCTGGAGACGTCCTACAAGGCAAGTACCTCAACCAATTGGAAACAGAAATTGCAAAAAAATACAAACGGAAATATGCCATAGGTGTGGGCAGTGCCACAGACGGACTGTACTTCGCCATGAAGGCAGTTGGTCTAAACAAAAGTAGTACGGTACTGTGTCCAGCATTTAGTTACGTGGCAACCGCGGGTGCGATAAAACGTCTGGGTGCAGACATACGATTTGTTGACACGGATGAAAATGGAAACATAGGTGACTGGGGCATAATGGGCCTACCAAATGCAATTCTCTATGTCAACATGTTTGGGAATCCGGCCGACTACACCAGGATAAGAAAATACTGTGATAATCACAAGATACCATTGATAGAAGACGCCGCACAATCACAGGGAGCGATGCACGGCAAGACTCCGTCAGGTGCTCTAGGAGATGTCAGCGTTTTCAGTTTTGATCCTATGAAGAACATGCCTAGTTTTGGCGCAGGTGGTATGGTGCTGACCGACAGCAAGGATGTGTACGACACAGTGATATCGTTACGTAGGCACGGACAGAACAGCAATTTGCCATATGGGTACAACAGTTTAATATCCGAAGATCATGCAAACCAATTACTGTTGTTGTTAAGCAAATTTAATAAACTGCAGAAGAAGAGGGAGAAGGTATTCAAACGATATAAAAAACTATTACCAGATAGTCTTATCATAGAATCGCAAGACAACGCAAAATCCAGTCATCACAAGTTAGTCATTCTATCCGATAGGCGAGATGACTTGAAAACATTTCTTGCACAAAACGGTATAGAGACTAAAATACATTATCCTAAGACATTAGACAGTATGAATATCGGACAATACCCCAATGCTGAAAAGGTTTGTGCTATGGCGTTGAGTTTGCCTATATATCCACATTTGAAAATAAAGGAAGTTGATTACATTTGTGATAGAATAAAGGAATTTATACATGTTCGATAGTGTGCAAGTTAGATTCAAACAAACAAAGCACATACTATCGCCCTTTGCAAACACAAGGATAGTGCCGTTTGTTGAGAGTTATCTCACAGTTCTTAAATCTGTTATCAATGATATAAAAACAGAATATTTTTGGTTCTTTAGTAACTTTGTTGATATGCAAGATATCGACTTAGATTTCATTCCCGAACAGCACGAACGAGACCAGATACACGTTTGGTATACCACACATCCGCAGGGAGGACTCAACAAGGAGGGAAACGTGATGCTGATACCTACCATGGAATTCAAAAAACAGATGCACTCTATAAGATTCCTCAGAGATTTCAAAGATATCAATTACCATGAACACGAAACTTTGTTTCAAAGACCAATTACAAAAACTATTTTCAAATTGAAAGATCCTGTTGATGCCTACAAAAAACAAAAGACTTTGTACACATGGATGATCAATAAAGATCTAGAGGACGAACCTGTTCCTGATTTTTATCCTAGTTTTTGGGAGGATGAGAAGATTTACACATGGGGCGAAACCAAGGACATAATGTTGGTTCCTGGAGACAAGGATATAAACCAGTTCTATGACATAGATAGACAGGTACACTTCAATTTAGATTATGCACGTAGGCCGATGGATATAGTTTTCCTGTCCTATGACGAGCCCAGTGCGGACAAATATTGGAAGGCACTCAAGGATGCATATCCAAGGGCAAAACGCATACAAGGGGTTAAGGGAAGAACACAGGCATACCACGCCGCGGCCGTTATGAGTGAGACGGCCTATTTCTTTGCAGTGTTCCCTACAATAGATTTGGATCCTACTTTTGACTTCACTTTCCAACCTGATAGGCTACGAGAAGCCTGTCATTACATCTTCCATGCTAAAAATCCTGTGAATGGACTGTCGTATGGACACAGGGCAGTGATATTGTACAATAAACACCTATGCCTATCAACAATTCATCCTAGTTTAGATTTCACGCTGTCGCAACCACACACAGTAGTTCCACAGTTGTGTGGAACAAGTTATTTTAATCAAACACCAGAGATCAGTTGGCGTGTGGCATTTAGAGAAGTGCTCAAGTTGTGTGAAATGAAACCCACAGTAGAATCTCGGCACAGGCTGAAAAAATGGTGTGAGTTGGGTGTAGGCAAATATGCATCATATGTACATAAAGGTGCTCTCGACGCCGTACAATATTTCGATGAAGTTAAAGGCGATAAAAACGCTTTACAGTTGTCTTATGAATTGGAATGGTTAAAAAATAAGTTCAATTCTATTTCTTAAAAGTCTTAGCCATTATTAACGAAGTTCGAGATTCCATGTCACGCTTCAATGCCGGTATGTCAAACTTCATGTCCACGCTCTTTATCTTGACGTAGTTATCCTCTATCGTTTTCCTCAGATACCTAGCGATGGTTTCCTGTTTCTTGGATTTTAATTCCTTGGCTATGTCGTAGTGTATGGTGATGTTGTTCTTGAGTAAAAGGTCTATGTACATCAGGTACTTGACCGGCATGTTCCTGAGATGTAATCCCTCTAGAACCTCCGGCCATTCCTTGACGAAATCTTGCGTCAGTTGTACCCAAGTCTTATTCTTTGGCGGTTGTCTTTTTGGCATCCGCTTTCTTGGTTGTCTTTTTGGCTGGTGCCTCCGGATCGGTTGCCATGTCCTTGACAGTGGTTCCCTTCTCCTTGGCTATCATCTCGTTCAACTTGTTCAGTAGTATCCTACCGTCAGCGGTGTTGCCGAAAGTGACCATGATTTCCTTGGTCTTGAACTTCTTGATGTAGTTGTCGTTGTGCATCATGGCCAACATGTTAGTCCCATCTGGGAACGTCTGTCTGCTGGCGAAGTCCGCAAATTCCTCAGCGTCTTGTCCGCCCTCTGATTCAACGGCCTTCATCAATGCGTTGTGATACATGTCAGGCAAGAACTTGGTTCCCACCACAAGACAGTTGTCGGCCTCACCAGGAACAGTCCTGTACATGATTACTACCTTTGCTCCACCGTCCACGAGCTCTCCAATGTGTTTGAAGTGTCTCTTAGGACCGGTCGCTCCCTCACCTGCTCCTGAGTCTGCACCCATTGGCATGGCTTGGTCATTAACGTTCATTAGTGTTGCCATTATTGTCCTTCCGCAGTCGCTGGTGCTCCTGCTGTACCTTCAGGTGCTTGTTCTGGTGCCACTTTGGCCAAGAACGCCTGTAGTTTGTTGTATAGAATTCCTACACCTGCCATCTCGTTGGCCTTGAACGCACCCCTTGTGGATGCCACGTCAAGTATGGTTAATAGGTTCTTCAAGTCGCCGATTGATAAAGCAGTGGGATCCGGTTGTGGAGCCTGTGCCTGTGCCTGTGCCGCCTGAGGTTGAGCCGTCGCTGTCGCCTGAGGTGCAGTAGCAGTTGTGGCAGACTTTTTCAAGTTTTTCTTTTTTGTTGCCATTGTTATTTCTCCTAATTGCAATTGGTATTAATATACGTATATTATACTAAAATTAGTTATGGAGTGCAACGGTTAGTTTTGATTTATTTGGGCTTTACCACTCAATGCGAACAGGGTTAGATCTCCTGGATTCTCGAAACCAATCACTGTGCATGATCTAGACGTGTCGCCTTGGTAGATTACATCTTTGGTAATTGAGTACCTGCCATGGCAGTTCTCATAGATCCACTTACGCATCTTCTCTACATCTGCCTCGTGTGCCTTTACCACTGTGTTCACGAAGTGTGGTGGCAATGTGTCTAGTTCTCTTTTGAAAAAATTATTTGGATTGATTTTCACGCTTCTTCTCCATCCATTCATAGGCCGCGTCCCATCTTTCCTTTACCGACTTCTTTGGTCCTTCGTAAAGCACGTCTCGATTGGTGTTACTTGGACCAAGCACTTCCACACCTTTCCAGAACATTGCGATTACCACAAGCATCATTATTCCTATTATCCACTTACTCATCTATGCTCCCCACACGTCATCGTACATTGGAGGCTCATCTCTGTCAGGAACTTTTTTGTAGGGTTGTTTGTGGAATTGTTTGAAAGTGAAGTACATAGCAAATACCACTGCCAAATGTCCTATCACTAGTCCTACCCAACCCCAAAGCATAGTGGCTATTGAAAAGAAATACACAGTGAATACGGTACTCCATACAAAACTCAACACTACTAGTAACTGTAATCTCACAGTCTTTGGCAATGCCCTCAAATCGTTGTGGTTATCGTCGAACAACACAGTTGCAGTATCAATCATCCAATTACGGAAACACTTTACTTTGTGCATTTTGCCAGAATAAGGATTGGTGTTTGGAAACAACATCATTGGTAGTACCTCACAGTCGCCCATATTATGCAAAGTACGAATATTGCGGTTGATATGTATAGTGCCTTTGTGTCGTTAGTCATTGTACTGTACCGTCATTCCGAAAGGTGCTTCAATGTCTCTCTCGTATGGATTGTTTATCAAGAATATTGTGTCACAGTAGTGTTCGTCACCCCACGTCTCGAAAGGCCAACCATCTGTGAACATAACAAACTTCTTGGGCTCTATGCCTTCTTCCTTCATGTAGTCCCAATTACATTCAAACTCAGTACCGCCACCTGAACCCAGTTCGTAGTCTAGTAACTCATCTGCGTTGTCTGGTGTGAACACTTTAGGATTGAACACCGCGGTGTCAAAACTCCAAAGATGTATTCTGAAGTCCTTGTATTGATCCATTATGTTCTTTACTTCTGTCAAGAACTCTTTACACTGTTCGTTGCTGATACTACCACTGGCGTCAAGTGCCAAGCATATGTCAATCATCTCGTCATTGTTCTGTCCTGGCAGTATGGCAGATGTGTGCCAACTTTTTCTGCTGGGTCTCATCCAAGTGTAGTCCGACTTCAATGTGCTCATTATCTGTTGTTGTAGTATTTCTCTCCAGTCCATCTTAGGCTCTGTGAGATCCTTTACCAGTCTCTGTAAAGCACCCGGCAGATTACTAGCACCTGTGCTCTGTGCCGCACTTACCATTGCTTCTTTTACTTCATCTCTGATCTTCTTCAATTCTTCTTTTGTGTAAACAGGCTTACCGCTCTTGCCACTTTTTTTATCATTACCTTTTCCCTCACCTTGACCATCGCCTTTGCCCCACTCCTGGTGATCGTCCATCAGTTCACCCAACTTCTCTAGGAACTTCTTACCGTTCTTCTTGGCAGTCTTCATCAAGTCATCGTAAATTCTTTCTGATGCCCAGTCCTTGTACTTGTCATCCTGGAAGCCTTTGTTCTCACCTTTCTTGCCTTTGGGCATGTCACCTATGTTGCTATCTTTCAATATCTGGTTCACGGCATAGTCCGCCGCTATGTTCCAAAGTTGTGGATCTCTGTCACCAATCCTCACCAGCATGTGTTCGAATACATTGTGTAGAACCTCATGTCCAAACAGGAATTCTGTTTCTTTGGGTGTGAGTGAATCTATGAACTTGGTGTTGTAATAGAAGTGTCTACCATCTGTACCTGCTGTTGGACACCAATCATCTGCATTCACAAGTTTCAGTCTTGTTGCAAGGTTGCCAAAGAACGGATGCTTCAGTAGTAAGGCAATCCTTCCTGTGACCAGTTTGTCTATGATTCTTTGATCTTGCATTATGCTATACCCCACTCAATTGATCTTGCTTCTGTCTCAGCACTTTCCTTTGAATCAAAGTATCCATCACCGTATTGTTCATCAATTTCATATTGTCCATTTACCTTTTTGTATCTGTCTACTCTCCATGTGTCTCCTATCTGGAAAACTCTCGAAGCAAACAATCCAGTTGGTTTGTGTTCTTTACGTCTATTGATGTGTTTGTACAGATACATTATTTAGACTCCATAGCAGTAATGACATACTTGCCAAACTTCTTATGGAACCTATCAAATGATTTCAACTTGCTAGGATCGAACGGAAGTTTGTAGTTTGTCAAGGCAATCTTGGCACCCATCACAACCAACTCTGTTTCGAAATTGTCCATCATGTAATTGAAGAACCTGTCCGCTTGTTCATTCCAAGTCTTGTCTTTCTTCTCGTGTGCCTGTTGTAGTTCATAACACAAAGAAACTGTTAGGGAGTACATTGCTGATATCTCCTTGCTCTTAAGGTCTCGGACCTTGCCGCTCAATATATCAGATGGGTTAGGTAACTGACCGCTAATTTTACGATGATTCATAAACTTAACGGCCAGGCCTTCTCCTACGCAACCTGCTACGAGGTCAGTGAGCGTACTTTCTGGCAGGTCATCTGATAGAAGTTGGGATACGAAACTCCATGATCTAGGAGTTGCGAATGATCTAGAGCTACCTCTAGGGTCAAAGTCGTATAAATCTTGTTTGGCAAATGTGCAGTACCCTACGACATCTGCGTGTACGTGTTGGTTGGTTGCCCATTCCATCCAGTCTTCGAAGTCCACTCTTAATTCTACGTGGACAAATCTGTTTGCCAATGGAGCCGGCATTCTGTAAGTGACACCCTTGTCACTGTCCCTGTTACCTGCCGCCACGATCGAAACGCCTTCTGGTAGGTGATACTGTCCTACTCTTCTGTTTAAAATTAATTGATATGCCGCCGCCTGTACAGCCGGTGCCGCCGAGTTCAACTCGTCCAAGAACACTATTGCCTTAGACTTAGGATCAGTTGGCAGTTCTGCCGGACTCGCCCATACCATGTTGTTCTCTTTTGCATTGTAATAAGGAATACCCTTGATGTCTGTTGGCTCCCATAGTGGAAGTCTGATGTCAATGACTTCTCTGCCTTCTGCATCTGCTATCTGTTTTACAATATCGGACTTACCAATACCTGGTGCTCCCCACATCATTATGGGTCTCTGTAATTTGATACAATGTGTTAGTGCTGATTTCGCCTCGTTGGGTGAAACTGTTCTGTTTTGACTGCCTATTGCGGCCTCTTTGTTTTTGTTTGTTCTCGCCATTTTGTACACTCCTGTTTAAAATGTTTATAGTATCATTATAGCAGGAATGTGTTGTGCGTCAACCTGGTAAATTTGGCTAGAAAGTCGCTATTTTATTGGGTATTTTGATCGTCCATCTTGCTCATTGCACGGGCAAGTCCGTATTTTGTGATATCTCCTGCGAAAAGCATCAGTTGTAGGGCCATTTTCTCCAGGGTCACTTTGATGTGCTTTTTGTCAACATAGTATGGACAGTCAACGAACTCATCCAACCAGAGATATGTCTGGGGTGTGAATATCACCTTTGCAGGAAACTTGATGTCATAGGTCTTGATGTCCAAATTTTCCAACATCTCTAGTCCTGGTTTGGTCAAACGCAGTGATCTGGCCTGATAGCTCTCACGTACATTCTGCCACCATGCGTAGTAGTTGTTCTTTATAGTCTCGTCATGCACTGGTTGTTCCAGCAGTTCCATGAAGGTACGGGTGTATGCAGTCTTGCGATCCATACAGTTAATTATCTTGAGAATTTGTCGCCGGTTTTTAAAAGGTAAACACCAAACTTGTCCGTGTTGTGTTGTGTGTTCAGTTTCTTTGCTAGATTCTCTGCGTGACCCGGGTTGGAGAATGAAACCTTCTTGTATTTTGGTCCTGGATAGTTTGCAACCAAACTGGATGACTTGAGGTTGATAGGTTTATCATCGTAGAACACCGCCCAGATGCCCTCGGCCGCTAAGACCTCGTCCATTTTGAAGGTACTTTTATTGCTGTGTTGCAACAGCACTATTGGTTTTGGTCTACTCATAAATGTAACTCTATACATCTATATTTACCAAAAAAATTATAGTATTATTTTGTTAAAACGAAGGTGCCTAATGTCAATATTTGTATCAGTGTATGCCAACAACGGCGCACAACATTCATCTCTTTCTGTCCAATCGTCCATATTGTACCTTTTCAACCATTGAGATTTGAATTGGTTGAAATATTGGTTGAATTGGTTAGGGAAAGGTATAGGCTTCTCGATATCAGAAAATGCTACAAAAAATTTGGCTCTAAATGTAATGTGTGGTTTACACAATTCATTAAATCGCTTTTGATCACTGGGTTCTTTGTTGAGCCAATAGGTGTAAGGTGTTTTGGCCAGTTCTGCCCATGGGAGATATAGATTATTTTTTTTTATGAAGTTTTCATAAAACGGGTGGCAATTCATGTCTTGGGTCAACAGTCCTTCTTTGACCCCCCATCCTACATTCAGTTTGCTCCTGGGTTTCCCGTTACCTCTTTCCGCGTCGTGTATGGCATGGTGGAATCTGTACATGATACCATTATCTTGTTTGCCCGCTAGCCTATCGTGATTGTCTTCGAAAATTTTGTGTAACATATTGTATGTGAGCTGATCGAGATTTTGCAAAGGCATCTTAATTAATCCAGCAAAATCACAAAATTCCTCGTAGATCAGTTCGAGGTTAGAAACATCTTCTAAATCTGATTCTATTGGATCTATCTGTATTTTACTAAGGTGTTTGATTTTTGAAAACCATTTTACTGCCAATTCGGTGTCGTGCAGTGTATAATCGATGTCTACGGCCCTATTACTTTTATCAGTGAAGATAATTTTGAATGCTTTATGTGCCATCCTTGAATTTAACTCCGTGCATCTATATGTTAATGGCTTCTATTATATTTTTTTGTACTGCGGCCATGCTTCTATTTAAGGAGTGTTTTACGCACTGTAATTTTTTATCAGGTGGCATCTAACTGTAAATAGGCTTATGTTTTCAAAACGTTACGATTTAATCATTGTTACCGGTTGCAGTCTGTCATCGGGCATGGAGATGATTGATCATCTATTGCCCAAATTTAACACTGCCAAAGAGCGAGGACACAGTATTACTAGATGGTACAAAAACAATTTTGACACCACAGGCAAAGACAACTTGCATGTGTTGAACGCAAGTCGTAAAGAATGGCAACATAAAGAGAAGCAGGAAGGCAGTTGGCCAGCACAACTACGACAGCAAACTGGTATTCCAGTGGTCAATTTAGCAGAAATAGGTTCATCGTTGCCAAGGATCTTATTAGATTATTCACAACACTTGAAAAACAACAGTTACAAATTAGCAAAGAAGATCTTAGTGATACATCAACTGCCTGAGTCGGGCAGGCAGTACATGAGGTTTAGTAAATTGCATGGCCGAGTCAACGTGTTGCCGCAAGAACTTGATGATAATTTTGGTTTTGATATCCAAGAGTCACGTGCAGAAATTGAGCGAGTTAAAAAAAAATTCAAACATTTTATTACTCGAGATGGATTTATAAAAAATCAATATTCTAGGATATTAAAAAGGATACAAAGTGTTTCCTATGGGCACAACATAGATGACCTGTACATCTTTCAAACAGGTAATGATGTACCCGAAGAGTTCAATGGCAAAATTGTGATGAATGATTTCAGTGTATTTTGGTCTGGCCACAAACGAGGCATATGCGGACACCCTGTGGATCCCGCTTACAACAGAAAAATGTGTGAGTTTATTATTCCTTATCTGTCTTAGAAAAGTTGCCACCATCCATTTCTATATCTACAGTCTGGGCCTCCCTGGCCGTTTTCAAGGCCTCGATTATCTCTTCCTGTATGGTAACCATTCTAGTCATTACTTGTGTGAGACTGTCTGCCAGTTGGTCTGCTTCTTTGGCAGGAATAATAATTTGTCTTTCACCTTTTTGTCTCAGTGTCCTTATTCTTCCTATAAGATCCTCTATGGGTCTGGTCTGTATTTTAGAACTCTTTGATTGCATTGTTTAACCTCTGTTGCATTTCTAGTTTTGTTTTCATCGGTCCTTTGTATTGGTACCTCGAAAGCGTTATCATTTTAGGACAATATGCCTTTCTCCAACCTTTCTCAAAACATATTATATAATATCCTGCACAAAATTGGCTCTTGCTTTTTGGAGTCTTGGTGTACACAGGCAGTTGATTCTGCACATCAAACATTGGATTGTAAGGGTGTTGTGAACATGGATAACCATGTACATCAAAGTTGTCCTTCTGTATTTCTTCTTCCGGTTTAGTAATATTTGATTCATCAAATATGCCAAACCCAAACTTGGTGAACAGACTTTCCTGCGTGTGAAACACCTGCCTCTTGTCCTGTTTACTTAGGAAGATCCATCCATTATGCTCTTGTTTCTGTAGTGTGCCCAACTTCTGGCCGTTTTCTTCAACGATCCAGAATTTGTCTTTGACTAAGGTCTTTGCTCTAACTGGCATTTTTTATCTCCTCTTGCGATTCATAGTTATTTTTGTATTTGCCTATGTTATTCATCATCAGTTTGCTGTTGTGAAAAAATTTCTCAGTAGAATCCTTTACATGTGTTACTAGTTCATCTAATGTTTTCTCATTAATTTTCTTGACTGTGTTGAATAATTGTTTCATTCTTTGGTTTGGGTCCTTAATGTTATCATATGATTCATCTATGAAGTTGTTAAATGTTTTAAAACCTTTTTCTTTTAATGTCCTGAGACTTCCGTAGGCCCCGATTATAACGAATGGCCTGTTGGAAAGCAGGGCACTCACTGTCTTTTCGCTGAAATTTGGGTGTGGGTGATTGAAAACGGTTTCACTTACCACATACACGGCTCCTAGTCTACAGAAACTGTGATTGGCTCGGCCATAATTTTGATCTATCGCAGGATGTCCGTGATCAGTGACAGGAATCTCTGCCCATAGGTCCAGCAAATCTTTACTGTAATGCCAATCATCCCTTTGATTCACAGGTACACAAGCCTTGGATCCAAATAGGATTTCATGGCTTTCGTTGTGAATGGTATCCCCTGCTTCGGTTGATCCAGTGTTTATTGCCACACAGTTGCCAGCAGTCAGATCTTCTTTGATCAGGAACTTGGAAAAAAGTTGTCGATGCATCCGGTGTGTGAAATTCATGTGTATAAACTTGTACTGGATGTCACCTAAGTTGCTGTTCCCAAAGTCATCTTTGTTTTGTAGTTCCAAGATATCATCGTTGGCAAAAGGTAGGTCAACATTGTATTTTATAAAATTCCAACCATAGTAATTTTGATTCAGCACATTCAATTCATTCTGGTACTCGTTGCCAAAGCATGGCACGAAGAAATCTGTATCAAAAATTTGTGTTTGTTTCAATAATTCTGCTAGTTTATTCCATTGAGTGCTTATAGAGGATCCTTCATCATACCACTGTGGTTCGCTCATTGACAGGAATATGCATTTCTTTTTTTGTGCGTTATGCTTCTGCTTAATTGACTCTAACTCGTCCATGGACATCACTTCCAAACTCAGTAGAAATATTTGATCGTAGTATTTGGCATGGTTAGATTTAATGAAATCACTGAATACCAATTTATCATAAATGTTGTGTTTGTACTCGTACATGCTGTCCTATATCTGTTTACGGTTTGACGAAACATCTGATGTTGCATTGACTTTTTTTGTGTACCTACTGATAGATGCCATCATCAAATTTCTGTTGTGGGATAGTTTATCTTGGCATTTTAAAACATTTTCCTTGATTTCGTCTAACGATCTGGCGTTTATGTCTTTGACCAATTCAAATATTGATTCCATCCTGGAAGAGGGATCTATGATGTTATCGTATGATTCGTCAAACATGTCATTGAACGTCTTGTAACCCTTCTGCTTGAGAGCTCGGAGACTGCCATGTTCTCCTATGATGATGAACGGCCTGTTCGACAACAGGGCACTCACAGTCTTCTCACTGAAGTATGGGCTGGGATGGTTGAACATTGTCTCGCTCACAATGTAAACACCGGCTTTTTTTAAAAAGCCATAGTGACACAAGTAAAAATGGTTATCAATTGATGTATTACTGACCTTTTTTAAAGGCGTGTCTCGCCATAAATTTTTTAAGTTCTTGTTAAGGTGCCAATCATCGTTCTGATCTACAGATATGCATCTAGGTCTAGAGGAATTAGTCGTTTTGCTAGTTCGTGCCCTATCTTCTAAGTTGATCGCCACGCAGTTGGTGTCGATTAGATTTTCTCTGATCAGGAACTTGGAAAAAAGTTGTCGATGCATCCGGTGTGTGAAATTCATGTGTAGAAACTTGTATTGCACTTTATCTACATGTATATCTTGCTCAACATTTGAGTTTGTAATTGATGTAAAATCATTGTGGCACCATGGAAAGGCAACATTGTACGGCATGAAGTTCCAACCAAAATAGTTTTTGTTCATTATTTTGAAATCCTGTTGGTGATCACTTCCAAAAAATGGAACATAGAAGTCGGCGTTGTATATGCCAATTTTCCTGCATAGGCCCATGAACACTTTAAACTGTTGGCTGACTGAGTCACCCTCGTCGTACCAATGGGGTTCGTCGATGTGTATTAATATACACTTGAGTTTATCACCAGATTTCTTTTTTATTTCCTCTAAGTCCTGTTCTGAAAAATCTTCGAATAGTATTTGATGCACCATGTCATAGCAATTAGCCTGAGGTGACCGCAGGAAGTCTTTGTAAATTAAATCAAAATAAATTCCAAGGTCATGCATTTTCTAGTCTCGCATTGAAAGGCTCAACGTAAAGTTGTGCCTGCTCACTGATCCTATTCAAATCGTACTTGCCACAGAACCTCATGAATCTGATTCCAACTTGATCAATGCTTTTGTTCTCTGTCTTGGCCTGTGCGATTGTTTGATCAAGTTCTTCCACTATGGCCTCTGGCTGTGCGTGTAGATCTACCAGTGATCTGTTTCTCTCATAGTCTTCCATTACTCTGTGCTCGTTGCCATCATGGTCCACCCATTTGCTCAACATCAGGTTGTTCCATGTGTATCCTTTCTCTTTACGATCTGCGAATGCTTCTTGTAGTCCTATCTTGTTCTTTGTGCCCTTTGTACGCACACCAGGGTAAGCACTGAATATGTTATCGCTTGGGTCACCTCTCATGGCCTTCTCAAACACAAGCCATTCCGTGTCAGGTGCAGGCTTGGGTGCTTTTAATTTTTTATCTATAACAGGATTGCCCTTGCTATCAAACCAACCCTCGTGTGTCATTGTTGTTTCATTGACCCCATTGTATTGCTTTACTTTAGGTGTAATCAATTGATTCAGATCCTTGTCCGTGCTGATGATAACATGGTTTTGTTCAGGATGTTTGTCTATCCAACGTGCGATGAGATCATCTGCTTCTGTTCTGCCATTTCTTAGAACTGTTGCATTTGTTTTCGTCTTTACAAAGTCAACAAAGTCATCATACACTTCCCAGAACACTTCATTCTCTTCCTTTTCTTTCTCGGTCATGGCATCTGCCATCTCTTTACGATTACGTTTGTATGGAGCATACATATCTTTCCTGAATGATCTACCCTCTAGGCAAAATACAACATGTGTGCCGCCAAAGTCTTGCCAGGCTTTTTTAATTGAATTCATCATGATGTGAATGGCCATGCCCACCTTCTCGGAGGTGTCGCCTCTGATTACGTGTCTAGCTCTAAAGAATGTGTTTGCTGTGTCTACTAGGATGTGTGTCATTACGACACCTCAGTTTTTCCGTCATCTCTTCTAGTCATCTTTACATAGCCCGAAGCATTAACGTCTAAGCCTTGCTCGTTGCCAATAGTCTGACATAGTGTTTGGAACCACTTGTCGACAATCTCTTCTTCGCTCTCGCCTTGATATCCAGATTGTTTCAACATATTTACAAACTCAGGATTCCAGTCTAGCTCAAAGAAACCATTCCTAGGATTCTCAGGATTAACATTTAGATTAAGAACTTTTACAATTGGCTCTTCACTTTTCTTAGAACCTTTTTTTAGTTTTTTCTTAATAGTTGTCTTTGCTGTTTTCTTTACCTTCATATGTATATTTTACTTTATTTTTCCAGATTAGTCAACTTCTTTCTAAATATAAAGTATTTCCTTTGGTTAGTGTCGTCTCTAATATCCAATATATCCAAATTAAACATATTGGAAAGTTCTATGATAAAAGGAACATTCCATCCAAAGAACTCTATCCAGTATGCTTCTGGCTTGTCGTGTTGCACACCTGGGTTTACCCTGAAGAACATGATACCACTGTCTGCCAGCAGATGCACACATCTCGATACCTCTGCAATGATCTTGTCTCTGTTACCAAAGTTCACCGAACCAAGACACAATATCGCATCAAACTTCTGATTTGTCTTGTATTCCAGTGTGCTAACTTTAAGGTCTGCTTCATCGTTGTATGGATCTATTCCTATCAAATTATCTATTTTGCCCTTAAACTCATTGTACCCACACCCAACATCAAGCACTGCCCTAGGCTTAAGATTGTTGACTTCGTCTATCAGTGCAAGTCCAGAGTACTTCCATTTCTTCATGTCGTTCTGCCAGTATTTGGAGAAGTATTTGTTTAGGCAGGCGTCGTCTATTACTTGTACGTATTGTTCTATGGTGTCACATCTCTTAACTTCCACCCCAAATGTTTCTTTGATGTAGGGTTGTGTTATCTTGTTTAGGTCGTTTTGGCTGTGTACTAGCAGTTTTGCGAATATCTTTTTATTCATACTGTTATATTATATAATAGTAGCAAGAAAGTCTATATATTTTTTTTTATCGGCTTTGACAATATCTGTCTAGTCTCATCAGTCATGACACCTGTAATTACCAACATGGGCCTAGGCTTGTTGCTGGCGTTTGCTGTTGAGTGTGGTAGGTTCTGCCAATCAAATTTGTGTATGTCTCCTGTCCGCCATCTGTCGAACTGTTCGTTACCGTACATTATGAATTGTCCTGGTTCCCAATCCTGCAACATTACCATTATACGAACAACATTATTAGGGTTGGCATCTAGATCATACAATTTGTCTATGTGCGTGTTCAATACTTCTCCAGTGAACTGTATGTGTAGTTTAGATTTTGTAGAAGTCATTGCAAAGTAGTCTGTCATTCTTTGCAGTGTTGGACATTTAGTGAAGTCTGCTAGTCCTCTGTATATTGTCATCTTGGGATCTGCACCTGCTGTCTTTAGATCATTCTCTTCTGCTTCGACATTGATGTTGGTGTTTTCTCTGCCTGTACCTTCTCTACGGTTGCCCCAGTTCAGAGGTTTGCCATCTTCTATCACTGCTTGTAGTTCTGTCTGCCATCCACCTGTAAACTTGCCCAGGTGTTCAACACATTCTGTGTCCTTGTGCCATTTGTTGAAGTGGTAGTTGCTTCTTAATTTTGCGTCTTCCCAATTACTTGTAGACATATACCTTGATATCCTTGTTCGTGTAGTTGTGTGTATGTATGCTGTCTCTGGGACCTGGTTCTTTTATTCCTAGGACCCGGCACAGGTCAAAATTGTCCACGGGACAGGTTATCCTGTTTAGGTTTTGCTGTATGAACCGTGTGATGTCTGTGTTTTCATCCTGTATGTGCGTCCACATCTTGTCCAAGTTCTCGAAGTGTTGGTAGTTGGGATATGTTATGCTGAACTCCCCACACAGTTTCCACCAGTCATAACATTCCATGTTGCTCCTGCGGACCAGCACGATGGGGTGTCCCAGCGTCTTCAGTTCGTCCAGTTGGTGTGCGAACGTGTGTGACTTGATGATCCTCCGGCCCGTGCCCGAGAATGGCTTGTCCCATTCGTCTCGACCGTTGTCGTACTCCATGCCTGGATCCCAATAGGCTCCTGTATGCATAAGATGTTTGCGTCCAGGGGTATCGGCATCGTGGTAGTAGGTCCTTGCCTCGGAGTAGTCTGTGTGATCTATGTCATCACTCCAGTAGATGTTCTTGACAACACTACTCCACTTTGATCCTGGTGCCCCTGTAAACAAAATATACATCTACTTGGTCAACTCTTCCTTGTAGATGGCATTGTAGCCCAATTGATTCTTTCCAAAATCAGATAGTGTTTTCAATGCACCAGGTGTGATGAATGACTTCAGTGTTCTCACTGCGGCATCACCTTCCTCACCTGTTCTCCACTCGTACTTGCCCACTTTCTTTTCGATGGCGGCCACCGACTCAGGATCCTTGATCATCTTGTCTAAAGCGTCGACAAGTTTTTGTTTGTTTGGATTGCCTGCGTTCACCCAGAATGCTTTCTGTAATGCATCTCTCCAACTCTTTACAAGTTTGTATGCATCATAGAAGTCACCACTTGGTGCAACGCCATATGTAGATTCATACAGTGCTTCAAACGTTGGTTCTGTGAAGTTAGGATCTTCATCATGATCACCTGTGTTAACATTTAGTAGTCCATGATGGAACCAAGTGTATGCGTCACCTTTGCCTATTACTGGCATAACGTGTTTCTTGTATGCGGCAGGGTTCTCCCTGGTTGCGTTCAAGTCACCTCTGATGAATGCAAGTCTTCTCTCTGAGCCTTTCATTCCTTTTACCCAAATGATCTTGTCTTCAAATGTTTTGATTGGATCACCGTTGGGACCTGTAAGCAACATAACGATTGCCATAATCTCTGGGGTCATTCCAGATCCTGACGGAAACTGTATTGGGCCATTTGTGGTGTCTGCTTTATTCCTCGCACCAACAATGATGTTGAGATTCATGTGTCCCACTGATTCCCAGTCAAAGTAGTTGTAATCAACTGGCTCAGTAAGATATGATATACCGTTACCGCCATGTGATACAAGTATAGTCTTGTTGTTGAATCTAAGTTCATTTTGGAACTCGTTTGGCCCCAGTTGATCTCTTGCACCTGGCTTGTATATCAAGTTAATCTTCTCACCTAGGTGTTTCTCCCATTCTGCTACAACTATCTGTGCCCACACAGAAGTTCCACCAGATGGTTTTTGTGGCACGATTAAATTGTAATCTGCCAATGCTGTTGTTGTTATTAAGAACAAGGCCATTATTGTTTTCTTAAGCATAGTCTAGTTTACTCCGTTTTGTTAATCCCCAATACAGTAAAAGTATAACACAGATCATTATGCAAATAAAGATCGGTCTCGTGACTAAATCATTTACCGTGTGGAGTGTTGTTAGTTGATAAGTGAGGCTATATATTCGATCACTTAATAGATATCCAATAAGCAGTGCTGGCCTGCTCACTTGGAATTTTTTACATAGTAGTCCCATGATTGAGAACACTAATAGCACTGCAAGGTCTTCCCACCCGCCTGTGTATTGCAAGGTCGCCCAAACTATCACAGCAAGTATGAAAGGAAAGTAATACACATATGGTACTCTTGTAACCCACCCCGCGAAATATGCCAGTCCATAACAGATGACAGCAGTTATGATTGTTCCTATTAAAAAAGCAAATGTCATGCTGTCAAATAATCTGTCGTCGTAAAATGTATCAGGTGAACCTAGGTCAATGCCCAGGTATAAAAATAGTCCCATCAGTATCGCGGCGAAACTTGCACCTGGGATTCCAAACAGCACAGTTGGAATAAACGATGCGGCCTTCTGTGCGTTGTTGGCACCTTCGGCACCTATCACGCCTTTGACGTTGCCCACACCAAACTTCTCTTTGGGATTGGCCGCCACCGTGGCACCGTATGCTAACCAGTCTGCCATTGCACCACCCAGTCCAGGTAGCAGTCCTATGAAAGAACCTATGGCTCCTCCCCTGATGCTATCCTTCCAACATCTAATAGTATCTTTTACACCTTGTTTTAGATCTTGCCAACTGCCGTGTTCTGCTTTGATTGTTGTAGTCTTCTTTCTGTTGAACCATCCATTCCAAAGTTCTGGTATTGCGAACAGTCCTGCAACATAAGGCAGTATTTGTATACCATCTTCTAAATATCTCCAACCCATTGTGAAACGTGGAACGTTGTTTACATCAACTCCTACCAGACCTATGGTGACTCCTAATGCTATCGCCAACGCACTCCTGAAATATTTCCTAGTGGATACAAAGCCCACAGTCACAAATGCTAGTAGTACCAATGCCCATAACTCTGGTATGCCCATGTACATGACAACCTTGGTGTACCATGGCAAGAATAAAAATGTAAGTGATCCAAAGAACAAACCATTCGCTGTGCTTGATGTTATCGCGGCACTCAATGCCCGTGTCGCCTCACCGTTCTTGGCCATTGGGAATCCGTCAACCATTGTTGCCGCCGCAGAGTTGGCCCCGGGTATGCCTAATAGCACACCACTGAAAGAATCACCGGTTGTTGAGGATGCCACGACTGCCACACAAAAGATCACACCCAGGTAGGGGTCGCCCACAAAGTAGGGCATGAATCCAAATAGTGTGATTAGTCCTGTCGTTGCTCCCGCGGCTGGTATTAGGCCAATGATCAAGCCGTACACAATACCTGCCAATAATATAACAAGTTCCATATCAATAATTTTTGGGGGTTAATGCTGTGAACTTCTCTGGGAGCGTTACAACAAAATATAATGTACTTATGTGCAATCCTATGTGCCTATTGCATTACCGAACAGGTATACGTGTACTCTGGCCGCCACGTTGTACCCTCTTTTGAATGCCTCTTCTGCCACTTTACCAGCACCTGCTGTTTGTTCTTCTTCTCTTGCTCCTACAGGCATTATCCATACTGGCCAATCTACACCAGCCTCTCTGAATTTTCTCACTGTGTTTTCTAGTTCTTCCCATTGTCGTCTTTCATCTCCCACAACAAATTTCAGTTGTCCTCTGTCCGAACACTCCTTATATTCTGCTACGTTCTCAGGTTTGATTGCCTTCTCTGTCTTCTCCCCTGACACTGTGAATAGTTTGGGACTCACACTAAAGAATATCTCTTCCGGAATATTTTTTACCCACTGTTTGAATGGTTCAGTAAGTTTTTGTGTGCCGTTTGTTTCATATGTCATTGAACTTGGCAAGTTTGCTCTCTTTTCCAATGCCTTGTATATGCCCATGCTGGCGGCCTGCCCTGTAATCATCAGTGGTTCTCCGCCTGTGAAACACAGGTGTTGGTGTTGTCGTGAGTTTGGATGTAGGAACAATCCATTTGCGTTTGTGTCAGTCTTGAGTATGTCTACGATCTTGTCCGCCATCACAGTAGGAGTCTCGTGTCCCATCAATTTCTTGAACTTCTTTGCCCATGTGTAACTGGAATCACAACCTTTCTCCCACACGGGTAAATCTTCAACCCTCTTTACACTGTCGACGTCAAAGTCTTCAAACGGTAGATCATACGTGTCCGGATTGGTTGGATCCACTTGTCCGAATCCGCTACACTGTAAATTGCACAAGAAGAATCTTATCCATGCAGTGGGCACACCCGTGTAGTGTCCTTCACCTTGTATGCTGTGAAATATCTCTGAATAGTAATATTTTTTTTCTATTTCTTTTTCCATAGGTCCGGATCTATATCTTTTGTTGCCTTGACTATATCATCCATTGTAAACTGTTCTTGCTTTTCTGTCAACTTTGGTTTATTTAGGTCGTCTGGGAAATCTCGGTAAAGGAAATGTTGTATAGTTTCAACATCCACATATTGGTTGAAACCTACGTGTACTTTGTCAACATCCTTGTCTGCTATGGTTATTGTCATGGCGTCGTCGAGTGCCTGCATGTTTACAAACTCCATGTCTATCCTGAACTCAGGCATGTCCATTGATCTAAAACCTAGTTTCATTCTCGTGATTCTGTACGTAATCATCTTGTTGTGTTCAACAAGTTTATCAAGGAACAGACTCATTTTGGCAACAAAATCATGTGCTGTAATATTTTTTTTGTGGTCTGCGTATATAGTATATATGTTAGCCAAAATAATCCTCCTGTGTGCCTTCCCTATACAAATCTTGTGTGATACAGTGTATGCCGCCATCCCAGAAGTACCTGTGTCGAAAGTTGAAAACAATAGGCTCGACTTTGTGTTTTTTAAAATGGTCAAAAACTGTTTTGTTGTAATTGTTGCATATAATCGTGTTTTGATCAATAGAAAGCATGTTCACATCAAACACTGTCTCTTCTACATACCCAACCCAGTCCTTCAACCAGGTGTTTACAAATTGTATTAATTGGTCATTGTGTTCTTCACCGTTGAGCCACCACTGTCCACCCACTTTGTCCTTCATCTTCAAAAAAGGACTTACCTTGTCCCATGATTGATCGGGTAGGTAGAGGACGTCCCATCCTGGAAAGTTTTCCTCGTATTTCTGTATTTCTTTCAAAGATACGATGCAACCTGGTTTAACCACACAAAATACTCCGTCGCTGTGATATCCCCTATCCGAAATGTGTACTCTGAATCCTTCATCTCTCCATTTTTGGGCATACTTGTTCATTATTTGTTTTGGTACTTCAGAATGTATGTCCCACCATAAATCTTTACCAACACGACAGATAGAAGCCGTAGAAATGACAGGAGGAGTATTATCTATCCTTAAATTTTTTCTAGGAACTCTTTTTAATACATCAGTATAGCCGTCGATAGGTCCACACACAGCATAAAGTGTTTCTCCGATTACTGCGAAATGATCTCTTGGATTTACTGGAGGCCTAAATATATTTTTAAGTGATCCTACTTTGTTAATATCTAAAAAACTTCTATATGTTTTTACACCTGCGTCTTTTAATATTTTTTCAAGTGTTTGATAATCCTCTTCTGTTTCATCTGCAATACGTTTGAGAGGATCCATGATCTTGTTGTTCTTGTATATAGGTAGGTCATGAAACCATTCTGCTTGAAATCCGGATCCAATCCAACAGTGTTTTAATGGATCGAAAGTTGCGTAACCTTTGATAGGTATTTTATTTTCTTGATTTGTCATTTTTTTTATCAAGCCTTACTACGTTGCCTGTCTGTAAATGACCCACAGATTCTCTTTGTATATCGTTGTGTCTGAATTCCGCCCAATACAACTCAAACGCAACACCATCTTCTAATCCCTCGAAAGAGTGATATAGTCCTGGCTTCACTGCTGTGTAGTCACCGGCTTTAAGTATGGTCTCGTCTACTAGGTCGTAGTCCTTCTGCCACACACGGATCTTCATCTCGCCTGACATCACGTAGAAACCATTCCATTTGTATTCGTGTTTGTGTTTTGAACACGTGCCACCTTTCACAAAATCTATCCTGTGAAATTCACAAGAACCGTTCGCTTCGATTAGTTCTGTTGATCCCCAAATTTTTCCTGCTTTGTTTCCCATGATGTTTTTATTATAAATGTATTTAGATGTTTTGTCAATGGGGGAAATAAATCCCCCATTGATTCTAAAGTAGTGTGAATGCCACGACAGCCGTAACCGCTAGTACTACTGCTAGTATACCGGCGCCTGTGTAGACTTTGTTCATCATACTATTTCAGTTTGTAACTTTTTTGTAGTCTGTTCAGTAAAATACCATATGCTGGTAGGAATACTAACAAGCCGACTGCAATTTTAATTACAACTTGAGATCCTGCGATCTCCATCCAGTTTGCCGCCATGTACTCGTCTGCACTGTTGTTGAATGCAACAGCAAAGAAAGTGTAAGTGTCAATGATGTTAGCCGCGATAGTTGATACCGCTGGTGCCAACCACCAATTGTTCTTGAACCCTTCTCTGATGTATTGGAATACATACACGTCAAGCATTGTACCAATTGCATAAGCAGTGGCACTTGCGAAACCAATTCTTACTGCGACCGATCCCGGTGCTCCTTCTGCCAAGACAACTGCAATGGATCCAATTATTGCTAATGGATAAGCCGCCGCGATTGTTTGTCTTGCTATTGTTTTACCCAGTAGCCTGACAGTCAAGTCAGTTGCTATTACTACTAATGGGAATGTGAATGCCGCCCACGTCAATTTCACACCGAATATCTCTACCGGTATAGCCACTAACGCATTTGAAACAGTGATCACTATCACGTGAAGTGCCACTAATTTCAACAGCATTGATTTGTCTACGTTTTTGAACATTTAATCTCCTATAGGTTTTTTAATGTTACCTTAATTGTACAGGATTTACCATGGATGTGTCAAACACTGAAACAAGATTTTTTACAGTGATACAACTTTTACGTTACTTGAATACTGTGGCGGCCGTGTTTTAACGTTTTGTAGGATATTGAAGGTTTCATCGTACTCAAAGATACTTGGATCAAAATTCCATTTGATTGGTCTTCCATCTCGCATGTTCTTTTTGCAAGGGTGCAAAAAATAAGTGTTGAATTTTTTGATTAAGGGCACATCTAATTGTTTGACCCCGCCGTGCCATGTTGCACTGGTCAAATTACCATTTTCAAGCACAGCATCAGTGCCTGGCCATTCTACGGCGTTGTCGTTGTCTCTGTCGATTGGATCCGCTCCTGCTTCTGTGTGCTGTATGAACTTTGGATTTCTCCATAGCATGTCTCCCAACTTCCGCAGTTTGTCATGTGACTCAAATAAGAATTTTGGAAAAAGGAATAACTTATCGATCATGAACATGTTAGACTTGGTCATGAAACCGTTTGTGCTGTTAGATCCATCGTCTGCTATTTTTATCTTTATGTAATTGCCTAGGACGGACTCGTCCACTTCATACACGAAAATTTTTTCTGGTAATTCTTGGGCCTTGTCTCTGAGTTTAGAATACCACCAGTTGAATTGTTTGATTCCCTTGTACTTTTTTGATTGGGTGTTGTCTACTGTGCGATAATTTATATCGTGGGTCAGCGATATGTCGTCCAACATAGTGTCATCGCTGTACAGTTTTATATCGAAACTTTTTGTATAGTGTTTGTAGATAAATGAGAAAACTAGGATGTATTTCACTTGTCCCATTCTTCCCATGGGAATACTATCCAACTGGGCACTTCGTCCTTGTTGATCTCGTATCCATGGTAATCTACTTTTACTTTTGAAGGTTTGTTGTTTATCAAGGCCGCGAATTTGATCCTGTCCTCACGCTTTCCGAAGTGGTCAAGTATGTACTGGAATGTTGCCCCGGAATCATTTATGTCGTCTATGATCAGTATCTTCTTTTGGAATGCGAATGCTTTCTCCAACACGGTTAGGTTAGGCTTGGCAGTGTGATCTCTCAATCTCACATCTAGCACTTCGTGTGCTGTTTTTAACCTGTGCGAAAGGTACACACCGGGTATGCAACCACCTCTGTTTATTCCCAGTATGATGTTTGGCATCCAGTTGCTATGGACCATCTTGTCCTCGATCTGTATTAATGCGTTACGCATCTGTCCTGTTGTGAAATAGTTCTTCTTTACATCATCAGCCATTGTACAATATACCTCGCTCCTCCTGATACCAACATCGCCAGTAGTATCGTATTTAAAACTATAAGTGCCCGGTCATGCCATTTGAATCCCACCCAAAGCCAGCCTGCTGTTCCAATTATTGAAAAGAACACATCATATATCTTTGGTACTTCTTCAATTGATCTGCAAAGCACCGCACAACACACAAAGAACACAGATACCCATTTAACATACCAAGTGATATCGTGCAATGGTGTGACCTTGCGAACACTGGTCAATTGATCTTCGAGTGTCTCAATTTTTTGTTCTAGATCTTCTATTCTATTTTGTGTATCGCTCATAGACCCTGTTGATCACGTTGTTGGTTGTCACGAAACTAGCACACTTGGCCATGTCTTTGAGTCTTCTTGCACCTATGTATGTGCAGGCACTTCTTACTCCGCCTAGTATGTCTTCCAAGGTTCCTTCAACAGGTCCTCTGTGGGGCAAGGATATCAGTCGACCTTCGTTGCCTCGGTATCCGTCCTTGCGTTTGCCGTGTTTCTCACGAGCCCTGTCCGAGCTCATTCCATAAAATTCTACTTTGCCATCTACTACTGGCTGTTCTGATTCATCATGTCCTGCCAACATGCCACCAATCATGACCATGTGGGCTCCTCCACCAAATGCTTTTGCTATATCTCCTGGATACACACAACCACCGTCAGCCATTATGTGTCCACCAACACCGTTTGCCGCATCTGAACAATCCACTATTGCCGAAAATTGTGGTACACCAACACCGGTCATCGTTCTTGTAGTGCAAACCGATCCAGGCCCTATCCCTATTTTGACCACGTCGGCACCATTTATTATTAACTCTTCTGTCATCTCTGGTGTCACTACGTTGCCTGCTATGATAACCTTGTCTGGATATTCATCTCTAACCTTTTTTATGAAATCTACCATGTTCTGGTGATATGCGTTCGCTACATCAACAGTGATCATCTTTACATCTGGAAACATTTCTAAAACTCTATTCATGGTCGCCCAATCAGGTGCTTCCGGATCCCACATCACGTTGGTTCCTGTACACACTGACACCGATTGCATTCTCAATCCTGTGCCTGCGGCCTCTTTCCATTGCTCTGGTGTGGTAGTTTTTGTGATAACGGTCATCATCTTGTGCTTCTGCATTTCCCTTGCCATAGAGAATGTACCAACACCGTCCATGTTACTTGCAAATATAGGAAGGAAATCCATCACCTTGCCTGAGTTACGGAACGTGAACTTACGAGTCATGTCTACATCTCTCCTGCTAGACAGTGTAGAACGTTTTGGCTGAAGCAGTACGTCCTCAAAATTAAGTTTTGGTTCTGTGTTAATCCGCATCTTCTTTTTCCTTAGTTTTACAGACTTGTAGCACACTCTGGTAGTGTTCCCATGCTTGATTCAGTGCTGGGTACTTGTCCCTCATGTCCATCTCGTCAAAAAGATCCAACTGTCCCATGTCACCTAGGTCTCTAAAACTGTAAGAGAAGTCTCCAGTGTTCTGTATTCCATCTGAACCCATTTCTATGTTGTCCGATTTCATGTTGGCCTGTTTTGTATATTCCCACAGGTCGTCTACAATTTTTTTCTCTTTTTTTGTAATGTTTTTCTTAGGCATCCGTTAACACGCAAACTGTTGTTGTAGTTTAACGTTGTCCATGAACTCTTTCTTAGTGGCATTATCATTCTTGAATGCTCCACGCAACACAGTCGTCTGTGTCAAACTGCTGTGAGCCTTGATACCTCTGTTCTCACAACATCCGTGTGTGGCCTGAACATACACACCGACATCTTTACTGCCAGTTGTTTGTTCTATCTGATTGGCAATCATCACATTTAGATCTTCCTGTAGTGTACCACGTCTTGCACACCATTGAGCGATCCTTGTGTACTTGCTCAGTCCTAGTAGTTTAGGTCCTGCGATGATACCAATGTATGCCACGCCCTTGACCGTTTGGTGATGATGTGAACACAAACTCGTAAGTTCACTCCTCACGACCAACATGCCCTCATATCCACCTTCAATGTAGTTAGGAAATGCACTAGGGTTAGGCATTTCGTCATAACGACCAGACATGATCTCGTTGATGTACATCTTGGCCATTCGTCTTGCAGTGTCCATGCTGTTTGGATCAGTCTTCGTGTCAATCACGAGGCTTTGTAACACATTTTCAAATGCCGGTATGGCCTCGTCTATAAGTTTTTGTTTCTCACCTTCTTCAATGAATTCACTGATATTGTCGTTGGCCCATGCTCGTGCACCAGCCTCCTCTACACGTTTCCTAATCTCTTGGCTTGTTGAAGCCTTGGGTTCCCAACTATCTTTTAATGTATCTTCCACTATTCAAAATCTCCTCTGACTATGTGTTTCCTTAATGCCCTTACAAGTTCTTCTATCTTGTCAATGCAACCGATCAGATCCCTGTCGGTGATGTATTTAGATCTCTCCTTCAACTTGTCATATTCCTTCAAAGATATCTGCACCATTGGGCTATAACCTGATTGTGATTCCTGGCTCTCGTTTTCCATTGAGGCGTCTAGTGCTCTTTGTTTTTCATCTGAGTCTGTCATTGTATCTCCTTCTTGTGTGTCTTGTTATACCATTGTACAGCAGTTGCCACCACGTTGTCAAGACTGCTCTGTGTGGGCTCCCACTCTAAAATTTCCTTTACCTTGCTGGTGTCTGCCACAAGGTATGCAGGATCTCCGGGTCTGTTGTCATGCATCTCTATGTTCATCTCCCCTGCATGTTTCTGTACCGCTTCTATCAACTGCTTGTTTGAAGCAGGTTCCCCTGATCCTAGGTTGAACACTTCCGCCACTGGATTCTCCGAAGCGTGATTCAATGCTTTTATGTGTGCGTCTGCTAGGTCCATCACATGCACGTAATCTCTCACACAGGTCCCGTCATCGGTAGGATACTTGTCACCAAAGATTTTAAATGTTTTTCCCTGCTTCGCGGCCTCGATGGCCAGTGGTATGATGTGTGTTTCTTTTTCCCTTAACTCTCCTACCTCTGCTTCTGGGTCTGCTCCTGCGGCATTGAAGTATCTCAATCCAACACTTGATAATCCGTATGCTCTCAGATAATCTTTACACACCATCTCTATCATTAACTTACTACCTCCATATGCACTGATCGGGTCAGCAACATCAGACTCCATGGCCAACTGCATTCCTGGATCACCGTACGTGGCCGCACTTGAACTGTAAACGAATGTCTTGACTCCACACTCGATAAGTTTGTCCAGTAATGATATGGTCATGATCAAATTGTTTTTGTAATACAATGAAGGATTTGCAACACTCTCAGGTACACTGGTGCTACCCGCGAAGTGTATGCAACTGCTTATGTTGTATCTGTTGACTATCTCGTCAACCCTGTCCATCTCCTGTGGGAGATTCAAATTGTAGTTCGGGCCAAACGACTTCAGACCCTCTCTGTAATGCCTGTCTATCGTGACTGGAGTGAATCCATTCTTGGCCAACAGTTTGCAGGTGTGTGAACCCACATAACCCGCTCCGCCCGTGACCAGCACGGCCTTGCTCAGTGTGTTAATATTTTGCTTCGGAAACTGGTGTCCTGTAGTGTCTTCCATCTCTTCTCCATTGTTCTCCCTTGCCTGTCATGATGTCAATCATCCTGTCTATGGTACCGTCGGTCCAATCAGATAATTTACCTATACTAGGGGATGGTTTGCTTAATAATACTTCTAGTTTTTCCATTGCGTCTTGCTCTGACCATGGAACATACATTCTTGTGTGGTCATTTGCGAATGTCTCTGGGAATGATCTGTATGCCGGAAACAGTGTGTTACACCCCATTGCATCCGCTTCACTCACTGTGTTGGATACCCAGTCCTGTAAAGCACAGTTGAACATCACCCTCGAGTCTGCGAGTAGTTCGTAGTACTCGTTCTTCTTCAGGTTCTCATGTATGGTTATTGTGCCTTGTTTTGCAAGATACTTTGCCTCGTCCACGAAGATTTGGTTGTTTGATCTCAAAGGACCACCTTGGCATATTGCAAATTCCACATCTGGGTGTTTATCTTTGTATTTCATTGCCAGCGTCATGTAGAACTGTGGCTGTTTCTCCTGATCCCATCTCGCTCCAAATATGACTCTCTGTTTTCTTTCATTGAAAGGTTTCCTGTCTGGAACCCTGCTTTGCACTTCTTCCTTGCCAAAACTCAAGCCCGATATGTTGTATATGGGTGCTGACCAATTTGCTATTTTCATGTGTGCCACCATCTCTTCGTTGGTTGCGAGTATTTTTACATTAGGAATTTCATTACACATCTGTTCATACATGCTCATCCATTTGCTCATGCCCCATACATGTACAAAGTCATCTGGATCTATGGCCTGTGCCAAGCATCTAAGATATATCGTTGGTCTGTGTTTGTCTTCAACTTGATGTAGTATGTAGGGCAATGATTCCATGCCTGGCTGGAACATGTCTTCGAAGAATACTATGTCCTTACTTGTTACTTCTCCATTACGCATCATCTGTACAAGATTCATCATCTGACTCATGCCAAAGTATGATCTTCCGTGTGCGTCAAGCACCTGTCCAACACTGATCGCTTTTGTGTCATCTATGGTAGTACCCGGAACAACAACGTATTCTATACCTCTTTTCTTGTATGCACGTTCTGTCCAGTCTTGTAATTGCAGTGTGTATCTGCCTTCGTAGGGTTCTAGTCCCATGTAAAATATTTTCATATGCTTATTATAACTCCTTTATTCCCACTTGTCACTGAAATCTTTGTACAAAGTGTATTTTGCTGTTAGTTCTTCGCCTGCCTTAACTGGTCTCACTGTCATCAAATAACAGACAGGCAGTTGATGCCAGAAACCTTTTAGGTTTTTGCAGTTAGGATCATCATGATGATTATAAAATGCTCCCAAGGCAGTACGAATACTACCATGTGGAAAGTTTTTATTCATGATATGCACAATACCCAGGATCGTGTCTGCTTCAAAGTCTTTTGTTGCAAACAATCCAAGGCCTTGCACTTCCGATTGTTTTATCGTTACACCGTCCGGTAGTGGTCTATACATTATTTGTGCCTCTTTGTTCTTGTGAATAGATATTCGGCAATCCTGTTGATCCTATGCAACAATGTGACACTTTGCCCACTACCTATCCAGTGTTTGTCGGTCAATGGCTGAGCGATTCTCCTTATCGCTTTGCCTCTTTTTGATTCCTCCACTCCCAGCCCATAGACTGCTCCCGTTGACTGTTTTGCCTCTAGCCACCCGTGTGGTTTTTCCTTTGAAGATGTCGTCATAGTTCTCCCGATACTTGTTGTTAACTGGTCTGGATTTTCCGTCCCAGTTACCCGGCATTTGACTTGATAAAATCTAACATTGTTTTTGCGTCAGACACTTCAAATGGGTCGTCATCATCACTTGCATTATTCTGTCCTTCTTCGACAAACTGCTTCATAATCTCTCCATTGTCGACTAGCATCGAATATCTCCAAGATCTCATGCCAAAACCTTGTAAAGGTTTGTTGACCAACATTCCCATGCCTTGTGTGAATACACCTTCGCCGTCACCAATTGGTTTGACTTTCTTGATCTCTTGGTTGTTGAACCAAGCATTCATTACAAATGCATCGTTCACTGACAAGCAGTATACTTCGTCTATGCCCTGTGCTTTGAACTCATCGTACATTTCTTCGTATCCTGGGACCTGTTGTGAACTACAAGTGGGCGTGAATGCTCCAGGAAGTGCAAATACTACAATTTTCTTATTATCAAAAATTTCTGCTGTGTCTACATCTTTCCATTCACCGCCTATGAATGCACAACCGCCTACTGCGTTGTCATCACCTGTTCTTGTCTTAAAGTTCGTGTATGGTACTCTCATATTATCTTCTCTCCTTGATTAGTTTGACTGTTCCGTCGTTAGTGTGTTTTATTTTGTGATTGTTTTGGATAGCAAGTTGTAGGAATGATTCGTATTTTTCTTCCTTGACCATCAGTGTGATACACTCATCAAGGTCTTCTCCCACATCTTCATATCCTGCGTATGCCCAGATAAAGTCCTTGCCATACTCCATGCCGAGGTTACCTGCTGTTGTGCAGATGTTAGCCACTGCGTCAACTGTATCATATCCAGCATTCAAGCCACCACCCTCTACAGGCAGGTGTCCCATTCTAGTTGTTGCTCTCTTCTGTTGTATATGAATCTCTTTCATTATATTCCACCCATCACTGGTACTTCGTAAACTGCATGGCTTCCATTCTCGCCATCTTCACTCACGTCTATTTCAATTTTTCTACCTGGATACTTCTTTGTTATGGCCATGTACAAGTCATCACTCATCATCTCACACGATTTGTAATCCAGTTTCATTGTGCCGTCTGCATACATGTTCTCAATCCATCTCTTGAACTGTATGAATTCTATATCTCTGTCGTCATGCGTCACTTCTATTGCTACCTTGAAATGGAATATGTGTCTGTGTACATATCCTAAGAAACTCACATCATACTCATCACCTGTTGCTAGTTTAGGATCATCCAATGCCGCTGGGTATTTGTGCAATCCTTCTTTTCTAAAAGTAATCCAAATCATTTTATGGCCTCTGTTGGCTTGTTCTGTTAGTGCTTGATCTCTCATTTCCTCAGTACTCATTTTTTCCCCTTTGTTTTTAGTCTTGCTTCTAATCTTTTTACTTTTGCTTCTAGTTCTTCGACCCTTCTCACGTAGTAGTCTGTGCCATACAATCCCATCTTCTCGAGTTTTTTATTATCTTTCATCCAAGCATTGAAACTTCTTACACCTTCTCTATATGCTAGAGCCTCTTTAGACAACTTTCTTGGCATCTTTCTCCTCTAATGGTTCGTCTTGTTTGTATTCGTTCCAAGATGTGAATCCTGCACTCTGTTTGAAATGGTTCATGCTCATTGTCCATACTCCAGGCCCTGTTGCATCGAAGTCTACGTCATCCACTTTGATACATAGATTATCGTCATCCTCCGAATTAGGGAATATCACAGAACAGAATGGTATAAACTTTTCTTCCTTCCAAATATCCTTGAATCTCTCCTTGACTTCTGCGTGTACACTGTGTTGGTAGTCTATTGTGCACCAATAACCGCTGTCCATTAATCTTTTGATTAATTGTGATGTGTTGGCTATATTGTGCATGAAACTTCTGTTTGCTCCAAAATAGATTGCCTTGGCATTCACTTGTTCTGCTAGTTCTATTATCCGATCAAACAGTAGATCATTCCTCGCAAGGAACAACGTCTGTAATCCATATGCTGGTGTATGCTCTATCTCTAATCCTGAAAATATGCCTACACTGTCGCTCTTGCCTGTTTTGTAATCTCTGTCCATGTTATTATTATATTACGGTTTGATCAACTTGTCAACGTGGCTTTTGCCTTTGCAATGGCATCTTTGACCATTAATTTAGTCCTCTTCAATCTTGACAAAATATCCTTACTCTCGGTACTTCTGTCTTTGAGCCTGTCTTTGGTAAGTTGTTTTACTTTCTTATCGAGGTATGTGTGTTCTTCCTCAAGTTTCTTAAGTTTTTTGCTTCTTCTCTTTGCTATCTTCATTGTGTCCTCCTATTCAAATAAAGAACTGAAATTGTTTGTGCCTTTACCACCGCCTGTGGCCCTGGCCCATCTGTTGCCTCTGATGTCTGCTAGATAACTTGATGCGTTTGAGATCACATCCATAGGCTTCTCGCTGGTGAACACTTCTTCCACCAAAGTATTGAAGTACAGTATGTTCCTGGGAACATAAATGCTTGGCTCATCAGTCTTGTCACTTGCTTTGGTCTTACGCCAGTGTTTTACTTCTGGTCTGTATTTTCTAGATTCTATGTCATTGAGATCGTTTGCGATCTGTATCGCTCTGATTTGGTTGTATACATTGTGGGCCATCATCAAAGTATAACTGAAACTGTCCCAACTGGTAGCACCAATCTTGCCATTCTTGTTGACGTCCTGCTCACCATACCAACAAACATCCTTCATCTTCAATCTACGTCCTATTCCGCTATCAAATGGAAACTGTATGTCAGATCCTTTCAGTGTTTTATCATCTGGAGCCTTGTCCATCACAAATGACCATCTGTCTGGGGTGAATGAGTTATGTGTGTAAACTAGGCCATTAGCAGTTGATAAAAATGCAGATGCACTGTCAAAACTTATCGTGAAGTTGGAATTAATATGTTTCCTTACCTGTCTCTGTACCTGTGTAAGATAACAACCCCAGTCCATCTGTGATGTTCCTAGTACGTGCATCCAATCCTTGCCATCCAGTTTCTTCTCATCTCTCATTATGATCAAACGTTTGAGCATGACTTCCATATCACACATGTTGATACCACCCATCGCCCATCCTTCGAATTCGAAGTCTTTGACAGCGTCATACCATATCTGTGCCGTGTTCCAGTCATCGCCTTGTAGTACATTTAAAAGTTTTGTTTGCCCTAGCCTATTCTTTTGAAAGAATTTGTTGTTGTATATTGTTCCATCCAGTGTGTCCTGGAAACTTGTAAGTCCTGTCTTTGGACTGTTTAGATCATCCGCCGCCCATGTGGGTACGTCTAGTGTCATGGCCCAATCGCTAGTAAGTTCTAGCCAATTTAAAATATTGCTTCTTACAGTGTTTGCCTTGTTACCCTCGAAGTCTTTCCAATCAAACTTGATCACACCTTTTCCTATCTGGTATCCGCCCGAGTCACCTACTATTGTGCTGAACTTCCTATCTCTGTTGACGAACATGTGATCCCTGTCACCGACCTTGTCCATGTCAAGGCAGGCGTGTCCCGCCGAGTACAGTGCTGTTGGATAGGTGAACATGCCCTTCTCAGGATTTATGAAGTTCAACCCTTCAACACCATTTTCAAAACCTTGTGGTATTCTCTCTGCTGATATGTGTTTGCCTTCTGAAACTCTCTGTTTGCTTATGAATGTGTTGTAGAAGTTTGATATAGCAGGCAAGAACACAGCGAAGTCTCTGCTCAACTCCCCTAAGTGTTCTTGCTTACTATTATCTGTCGTCATTATTGCGCCTGTGCTGGTATGATGTATTGATACTTGCCCAGTCCTGAATCAACCGAAACCTGCATAGCACCCTCGTTAGAGAAGTGTAATGTAACTTTCGCTGAATCAGACAGTTTAAGTATTTGTAGCACCTGTCCTACCGGCCAACTCCAACCTTTGTTGAGTGTTCCCTCAACGTCAGTCGCGAACACGAATTCACCACCATGCGATGCTTGATCACCAAAAGTGAAAATCAAGTTTCCATCCTCGGTTCTCACAACGAATGAGTTGTGTTCTGTGTTTGCTGTTGCCTGGAAGTTGAATCTTTGCACACTTGCCACACTTGGTTCGATCTCAACGTCCCACTTAACACCTTTGAACTTCACGGTCTTAAGTTTCTCATTGATGATCTCGGCATTCATGAATCTGTAGTCATTCTTGAAGTCACCCTTTTCGTTCTCGAAATGGATTCCTGTTGGAATGGTTGCACCGTTTCTCTCACCGGACAACACAGTTATGTTTGCCTTCTCCTTGTATTCCGGACACTTCAAGTGTATGTCCAGTTTGCCCATCTGTGGCATACCGAACGTACCCGTCATCTCCGTTTGTGGTTTGTGGAAAGACCCTTGCAGGATCACAGATCTGTCTTCTGCCATACTGTCGATCGCAGTCTCTTTGTCGTCGCCAGTAATTTTAACAAGATCCAAGAATCCCAGTCCATGCGTATGTTTAACGATGTCTTTTAAGATGTCTATCATAATGTTCTTATTGTATAGGATATTTAGGTCTTAGTCTAGTGTTATTTCAGAAACTCTGTACACAGCCGGATTTTGTTTACCAGGATTTTTGAATATGGCGTAACTGGCACCGGGCCTGAATTGATTCATCTCTACCAATTCGTATCCCTCGTCTTTGATGATCTGCGTCATCGCAGTTTTTGTGTTGTAGTTCCAGTAACCTCTTTGGGCAAGGTCAAGTTCCTGATCGAAGTGGCAGTCAGCGTACTGTATGAAACAATAACCGCCTGGGATCAAAACCCTCTTGATGTCATGTAGGTACTGTTGTATGTGTTTCTGTGTGAAGAAAACAAATGTGTCCCAACTGAACACAAGGTTGCAACTGTTCTCCGGCACACTTGAACAATCTGTTTGTTTTGTGGTAATAAATTTTAGGTATTTGTGGTGTTGTGTATTGAACAGTGCCCTAATCACTTTCTCCCTGCAAAGAAGCACGTCCACGAAGTAATTCAATCTCCATGCCCTGAAATCCATGGAGAACATGCCGTCCCCTGGTCCTATCTCGAGGCTGTTGTAGATATTGGTCTTTGCGAACTGGAATATCTTGCTCTGCACGAATCTCTGTAGAGTGGGATCGATCATGGGCGTGAGTTTTTTCTGGTCAAGATCACGTCTGAACCATTCGGGTGTCTTGTCAAGCCTATCTATTACTTCCTTGTTGTTTGCGTCAACGGCCAACTCTATGTCCTTGAGAATCTTGAGGTTTGAGTCTATCAACTGTTGTAGGTCCTCTTTCTTGACCCGTTCCAGTTTTTCTATCAGTAACTTTATTTCTTCAATGCTCAACATAATTGTATTTAGAAAGTAAACAGTTTATTGAATGTGTTTGTGGTCTCTGTGCTTTGCACGTCCCAATCCAACACTCCTATGAGGTTGTCTATCTTCTGGTCCAGTATTGTGGCCTCCATGGCATCACCGTCAAACGGCAGTTCCTTGAACCACTCTGGTATACGCATCTCATCCACAGGATATGCGATACTGGTATAGCCCATGGGATTATTTTTAAGTTTGCACACAATCACTTTTGCACCATCTGTTATTGGCATGGAATATTTGTCACCATACATCTCCCTACACCTGTTCCAGTTCATGCTGGCCCTGACGTGCCCTGGCATGTTTGCCCTACCGGCCTTTTCTTCTGCCGCTGTGTACTTGGTCATGTTGTTCGCTCTTTTTGGAGAACCTTTCTCCCATCCTGGCCTTGCTTTGAATTCTGACCTGAACTCGCTTATTTTTTTTAACACTTCTTTTTCTTCCTTGCCCTGTAGCACCATGTAAAGAAGATCACTCAAGAAATCCTGCACGAACACAGGTGTGTCAGAACGTTTAAGATCCAGTCCCATCGCTTTCATCTTGCCATCCTTGCCTTCTACGTCTGCACGTTTGCCTTCCTTGTCATAGTACAGCACCGCATATCTCTTCTTTGTGATGAACAGTCCCTTCGACGCAACAAGTTCTCTACCCGCCGCAATGACCTCTCCACGTGTACTTGGTGTGTGGAATGCCCGAGTCATGAATGACTTGAATGACCCGTTGACCTCTTCCGCTATCTTGTCATATAGTCCTAGCACAGAATCTTTGGTCCATGGTATGAGGCCTTCGTTGATCTCTTTTTGTAATGTTTTGTATGCTGAGAAATACACAGAGTCTGTGTCTCCATACACAACACTCTCACCTTTGTGGTCATACTTGCCTGCGACTATTTCATTGACCTTGCTGGCCATGTGTTTGGTTATACATCTACCAGTGAGTGTGACCGATTGTCCTATCCTCATGTCAAAGAACCTACAACCCGGATTAAGTATTGCACCATACAGACTGTTCAAGTTAATCTTTTTAACAAGTTGCCTCTTGTCCCAATACTCCCGTTCAATCTCGTTGTCTCCACAGTCACGCATTTTTCTCTGCATCTCTTGTCTTTCCTCATACCAACGTTTCAGCAGTCCTGGTATGATCGCTTCATACTCGTATGTGAATATTGTGCCATTGGCACTCAGCATCCATTTGTTGTTGCCGTCAAACACTATGTCATAAAGTTGAGCGGCACTCATACGCACACTGGTCTTGTCTTCCCAGTCTACTATGATCTCTGTGCCTTTCTCTTGATTCATGACTGCTTGGTATTCCCAACTACCGAACTGGCTGTCCCATGCGGCCGCGAATGATTTCTTGGCGTGTTTGGCCCTGTTGATCTCTGCTGATGTTATCACTGGCCTTATCTGTCCTACTATAGTCTCAGGCCCCATGTTCAAGGCACGGATCACACTCGGATAGAGCGAGTTGATGTCAACAGAACCGATCCAGTCGTGTATCCCTTTTTGTGGGGTTGCCACGTGGGCTCCTGCGGCCGGTTGGTTCTCCTCACCGTCCTTCTTGTATTTCCTACCTGGTACCTGCATACCACGTCTGTGTGTCTCGTTCACTATGGCCTGTTCAGTCACCGCCACTGCACCCATTGTGGTCTGTAGCAACACAGTGTTCTGGTGTGCTATCTCGTTGGCAAGTTCTATGAACTTCAGTTTCTTCTCGAGCTTGGCCAACAGTGCAGTATCCTGTCTGTTGTATTCTATGAAAAGTCCAAAGTCATTTTTATACAAGTTGTCCAGTGACCCCTCGTATACTGTTTTTCTCTCGTCCAATTCATGCTCGCCTATTGCGTCCAGTCTGAAACTGTGTCTTTCTTCGTATGTGTATTTCCTGTATAGTTCCAGCAAGTCTAAGTGTACACGACCTACCAGATCAAAACTTAACTGTTCTCGACCATATTTTTCAAATACTCTCTTTCTAGGTTTTTCACCCCAAAAACACAAACGCCTTGTGTCATCTGAACTTAATACTTTTTGTATCCTACCAACTGTGTATGGAATATCATATCCCTCTGAGTTCCAACCTGACAGTATGTCTGCGTCCTGCACTAGTTCCAGGAATGCGTCCAGCATGTCCTTCTCCTTCTCGAACAACATGGTGTTCTCGAATCTCTTTGTAAGTTCTTTCGCGTCTGTCATGCTGATGGTCTTGGGAGGTACTGCAAATGTGACCAGTTGGTCCGTCCAGCTCATGTAACAACTTATGGCAGTTATGGGCATGAACGGATCATCTGTTGTTGAATAACCTCGATCTGGATCGAAGTCAACTTCAATATCGAAAAACATCACGTTGAGTTTTGGGGTTTCCTTGCCCAAGTAGTTCTCTTCCAAACACCTGAACACAGGATTGATGTCATTCTCGTATAATTGCTTGTTGGATCTTATCCTCTGTTCTTTTATGAATTCCTTGTTGGTGGCACACTGCACTCTCTGTAATGGTGCACCCGTCATTGATCTGTGTTTGCCCCTTGCGTCCTCGTAGTAGAACACGTACCTGGCATCGTACTCTGTGAATATTCGACCCTTCTTGGGATCACGTTCTACGACGTATATCTTGTCCTCATCTTTTTTGAATAGTGCATCTATGTAACTCATAAATTAAATTTGTCCTTATTTCTTAAAATAAATTGTTCACCAGTGTTATTGGTATAATGCACCCCGTCATCGGGAATGTCTCCTAACTCATAAGCAACGTTTAATGGAGATTCTCCAATATGACCAGACATGTCTATGTAATCTGGTAGTTTGAACACCGACCCATCAATAGTTGTCATTTTGTTTGGGGGATTGGTATAGTCATAATAACTGCTCCAGTTGTAAGGTATTTTCAGGGTCTTGCATAATTCTATACCTCGAAAGATTTCATGTAAACTTAAATCGTAAGGACCCTTTTCTGATGTGATATCATACATGTATGCAAACAGTTTTTTCAGCATATCACAGGCAAGCCAAGATCCATTGCGACCGCCACTGGCAACCCAATTTCTTCTGTTGGTTTTACTCTGGCCTCCATAATCGGGTATAGTCACTTTGGGGTCAAACGGTAGGTCAATTCTTGATAATCCGGAATATTGTAGATACACGTAATCTGGTATTCCACTTTCGTCCACATATTCAAATAAACGTGAGGTGATATACCTATTGCCAAATCCGCTGGCGGATAGATTTATCCATTCAACGTCTTCGGAACCAAAAAATTTGGAGAACTGCTTATGCAATGGAATACCATTACTACAACCTATTAAAAGACATTTTTTCATTTTATACTACCACCAATAACTTGCCACGCCGTAACCGTAGACATTTATGATTGCGAAGTAGCCAGTGATCATCATCACGAATGCCGCTTCTCTTCTGTATGAAGCATAACATTGTGTGAGTGCTCCTACCAAGAATCCCGGATACACGATAGTCATGTCCGGATCTGAGGCTGTGATCGCTAGTGTAAGGCTGGCTCCAACTGTGAATATGAAACTGACAAGTTCAAAATAGAACGCTGTCCGGTCACTTTCAAAACTACGAAGCCAGAATGATCTGACTTTGTCTAACATTAAAGTTTGCCGGCTGTGTTTAGTATGCTCTCCAGGGTGTCCATCTCATCTGCGATGTTCTGGTAGTTGCCCTTGTGTGCAACTGATATTGCCTTGTTGATCAGGGCTGGTTTCAATTCTAGTTCCTCTGCGATTGCTTTCACTGTGTCTTTCAATCCACCTTTCAAGTCCTCGACCTCACCTAGTACCTGTGAGCCCTGTGAAATGATCTGGATCAATTTCTGCTTTTCAGCGTCATTAAAGTTTCTTACTGCCATTTGTTTCTCCTGTTGTTATCCAACAAGTATATAACAAATCTACAATGAATGCAAATTATTTTTTCTTTTTGGTTTTGACGTTGATCGCTTTACCACGTCTGTTGGGATTGGGATCTTTTCTTCTCTTCCTCGCCGCCGCACTTGCCCGGCCTTTTTTACCTAGTGCGTATGCTTTCTTGGCAGGTAAGCATTTGGGTTTCCCCTCACCTTTGCTCTTACCACCACATGATCCTCTGATCTTTCCTTTTGGGCCCATTCGCACCCATTTGTCCTTGAACCATTTTTTTAAATTTTCATTTAGACCTTCTGCAAAAATTAAGTTGCCGTCTGATCCTATTTGAACATCTTCTGCTTTTACGCAGTTGGGTACACGTTTGCCGAACATGGTCTTCATGCCCTTCTTTGTGTAACCTTTCCAACATCTTGTGCCTTCCAAAGTGATGTAACCTTCTTTGTAGTATTCATTTCCTGGATCTGCATCGCCCGACTCATCCGGCCACCAATCCAATTCGTATTTCTCGCCATTGTCGAACATGGCTTTCATGCCTAGTATTCTTTTTTCGTATTCGTCTTTTACTGCTTCTGTACGTCCAGCAACCACATCCATTACAAAATTAAGTGTAGTGGCATTGGCTGTCAGTGAACCACATCTGGCACCAACCTCATTTTTAAGGTGATCGATCAGTATGCTTCCAGAACATTTTGCCAGTTCGTCACTCATGTCTTCAGGCACTTCTAGGTCAACGTAACAATAGACGAAGTCGTAGTGTGGTGCTGGAGACCCGTGTAGTATGTATTCATCCCTGCACACAACCCTTTTGAACCCATCGATGTTGTGCCAAACTGTCTGTTCGTTTGTGAATTCGTCTGGCGATCCGAAATGTTTTTCAAGATATTTGGAATAGTCGGCCGATTCCTGGTGATCCCAGTTGTCGTAGTTGGCCTGTTCTTCTAGTAATTCATTTATTCTCATCTTACAAATGCCCCTATTCTTCCGTGTACGTCTGGATACTCTCGGTATTTATACCCATTTGGGGGAGAGGTGTCATCACCTTCCCACACCGGAACGAACTCCATTATGCCACCTTCGAAGTCTGGATTGTGTCGCAGGTGCACTTCTATCAGTTTGTCACCGATAAATTCACAGTTCACAACATCATGTCCTGATACTGCATCTTGTATCTGCTCTGGCATTGGCATCACATCCATTGTCCTCGCCCATCGATCCCATTTCAAGAAAGTGTTTTCCTTTTTGAATCCTTCCACACAGAGCGATTGTTCACCATCTTTGTAATCCACTGACAGGTGTCTGCCTTCGAACCATTCACACCAGAAAAATCCTGGCGGTATGTGTGTGGTTGTTTGTTCGATGAACATCTTCTCTGCACCTATGCCTAGACCGTATGCATTGACCACAGGACGCACAATGTAATCGCCTGATTCTGGTACGTCTATGCCTGCAGGTCCGCACTTGTAACCCATTTTACTTGCCAGTATCAATTTGTCCGTCAGCCACATGGTGTCAGGATCTGGATTCTGCCAGTACTGTTCTTCGGGATCTAGATGTGCTACTTCGAATACCCTCATTTTTTGCTCTTGTTACCCCAGTTGGCCGCACCTTTTTTACGACACTGAACTAGAGCACCAGAGGCATAGGCCGATGGCCATACTTTATATCTTGATTTCACTTTATGATAGCAGGCGTCTTTCTTCTCTGCTAGTTGTTCGAATTCTTCTTCTGTGATTCCTACTACTTCACGGATCTGCATGTTACCACTTCCTGCAAGACCAATATCTCGCTTTGGTCTTTGGTCCTGGGTTGGCACAGTTGTGTCTCGCCCTGAATGATTTTCTCGCTTTTGGATTTGATTTCCTGATCCTCATGGTTGGTCTCTTCGCACTTGTACCACCGTGTCCGAAGTTGACTTTTTTAACATTGCCTGTTTTAGGATCTTTCACGTACACTTTGAATTTCTTGACATCACCACGCATTGGTTTGTTCAGTGGAACTTTCCTGCCTTGGTACTCTGCGTCAAAAAGTTCTGTCTCGTCTTCTGGGAAACCCAGTGGACCAAGCACTTCTTCGAAGTCCTCGTCCTCTTCTATGTCAAATTCATCACCCTCTGGCATTGGTTGGTATAATTTATCTGAGTCATCTAGATATTCTTTAGCACTGAATTGTAGTTTTTCATCGTTCATGAAATTTGGTCCTAGAACTTTTATAAGGTCATCGATCATAAATGCTGTTACGCCACCTGTAGTTTCGCTTTGATCTAAAAAATCTTCTGTCTGCTGACCGTCCCATTCTCTCCAGTCTACGCCTATCTTTTTCGAGTAGGCTTCCATTTCTTCTTTGTCGTAACCGTCTGTTGGAATTCCAGTGTCGGATACGTCAAGATATCCGTATGCCAACATGTCACTATTTCCGCCCTCACGGTCTTTGTATTTCTCTGCTATCGCATCAAGGCCTTTCTTCTGTTCGTCGGTCAGTCCTGCGTCTTCTTCAATGCCTGACAGTTCCTTGAGTCTGACCAGTTCGTTCTCGTCTTCCTGCACCGCTGATTCGCCAGCGAAAGCATTGTCTTTTTTGATGATGTCTATTATTTCTTTTTCAGTGACATCAGGTATTAGGTCTGATATGGCCTTGACCGCATCTTTGGGATCAAGCACACTTTGTACGCCACCAGCGTACAGTTGTTGGATGATCTTGTCTTTGTTTGCCATTATGTATCCCGCACCTGCTTTGTCTGTGGTGTATGGTGATTGTTTTTCCTGCACGTGTGCACCGCCCTGCATCTTTTCGTAGTGTTCCGCGGCCTCTTCTGGAGTTAAACCTAACTCATCAGCATGACTCATGAACTGGTCTTTGGTCATGTTCTGTGCCATGTTGGCGATCTTCTCGCCTGCGTCTTCCTGCACTGGTGCGTTCACACCGTCGATCCTGTTCAGTATGTTTCTTATTTCTACCATTGATTCCGCTATCGGTGAGTTGCCCATCTGCATCTGTGTCCTGTCGTTTGTGAATTGTGTTGTCTTGGCCAGACCCCTGCTACCTGCACTGGCTGGTGACTGGATCTGTTTGCCTGCGGACACGTGTCCCGTGTCAGTCATTGCCACCTTGGCGTCTATGTATGATCCGTAGTTGTAAGGTATACTGCTC